TGCTACTCCCCACCAACTTGTGTTATATATTTCTCCCCAACTCATTTATTTGTTTGTTTAAATTCTTTATAAAATCTTTTTGCCTCTTTTTCGCTTTTACTCTCTATGTACTGCTTTAGCTTGTTAAGGTTTATTTCTTTTACTTTGTACTTCATAAAACCCATCCGTTAAAGGTTGTGTCTGTATCTGGGCTAATATCCTCGTTAGTGTTGCTTAAATACTCTGGGAATAAGTTATTGTTAAAACATAAATAGTCTACTAATCGTGTTGAGTAGTAGTTTGCGTATTCCCTTGCTTTTCCAACTAAATAATCTACCTCGTTTTTGTCTACGTTCTGCGCTGTTTCGCTACTGTGTTTAAGTACAGATTTATTTGTAATTGTATACGCTGCAAATGGTATGTAATTCATCTGCGCAAACCAAATCAATGTTGGCTGAACGAATGTGTTTACCAATGTCAAATAATCGCCACTTAATGTGTTAGCTATAATGTCAGCACTAATCTTGTTGTATAAGTCTGTACCTAATAAGTTCTGTATGTCTATTTGCTGTGCAACCTTAACAAACTGTAGCATCTTGTCAATGTCTACATTCCCATCAATGATGGAGTTTTTCTTAAGGTCTTTTGTGCTTATAAATAATGCTGTTGCCATTAGTTTCTAAATTTCATTTTGTTCCAATACTCTGCCGTATAGCCTTTATACTTCATATCCTTTGGTGCAACTGGTACTTCTTGAGCATTAGCCTCTGGCTTAAAACCTCTTTTCCTTGCCTCTGTTGTACTTATTGCATCGCCTAACCCTTTAGCACCATCTTTGCGTACATAAGTCTTACGAAGCCATTTATGCTGACATCTCGCACCGCCTTTATAAAGCCAGATGCTGTATGTATCGCTACCACCTTTTCCAAATCCAGCATTTACTACTTTTTTGTCCATAGAAATAATATCCTCTTTTCTATATACCTTTTTAGCATCTACCATCTTTTTGCAAAACTTTCTTGAGTTTGCACTATATCTTTGTGGGCTGTACATATAACGCACTAAAAACTCGTTACCTTCTTCTTTTGTTTGTTTACTTGTGCCATCTTGCTCACTCTCTTTGTAAGGCTTTGCGCTACCTGTACTTACAAACTCCCAAATCTTTGATAGTAAACTTTTGTCTTTAGGTTTGTTAAGGTCTGTTATTACCTCATCTAACCCTTGTTCTTCATCGTAGTTTACCTCTCTTTCATCTATTACTTCAAATTCCTCTAATAGCTCTGCTTCGTCTTGCCCTAAATCTATAAGTGCATCCGCTATATCGCTACCTAATTCGTCTGGTAATTCTGCGCTTAACTTTACACCAGTTTCTTCTTCTTTAGTTTCTTCATCCTCTACGTTTTCAAGGTCTGTAAATTCTAAAGGCTGTAAGGTCTTAAAGTATAGTTTTAAGCTAATATTATTGTAAGCTAATATACTATCAAAGGCATCTATTAAAAGTGTCTGAAATGGTCTAATAACTGTGTTATCCATTAGGATACTTGCAGTCTTTAACTCGTCTGCGTTGTTACCAAGTCCGCTTTGGTCTTTAATACCTAATAACATAGGAGAAACAACTCTATGACCTACCATTATTTTTTTAGTTGCCTCATTACTTACATATTCATAAGTATTGTGAGCATCGCTAATTGGTAGCGTTTCAACTGTTGCTGCACTATCGCTGTTATCATTGAAAGCAAGTATAAACTTATTTCCACCACTGCCAGTAAATTTAGCGGCTATTCTGTTTTCCAACATTTGTCTTTCTTCCGCATTTGGAGTGCCATTGTTAAATTGTATCAAGGTATTAGGCGAAAAACTATTCATAGTGTTGTTTAAGTGAAAATTTGATACCTCACTTTCAGTTTCACACCATTGTAAACACCCAGCATAATCTGGAGAAGAATAATATTTATACCCAGCTCTGTAAGGCTTAACGTATACTATCTCTATATTTTCTTTTGAATAACCAAAAGCTGGTATGCGTGTGCAATCGTCTGCTTTTTTTACTTTACTCCAATCATCAGAATAGTAGTAAGCCTCTATCTCGCCTTTATCGTTGCATTTCTCTGCTCTTAAGTTCTCAACTGGGATATGCTCTACTTGTGCCACAGTCTTGCGGTCTTTTGAGTATATAACTTGCATAGAACATTGACCCATTAATTTAAGGTCGTAGCATAACTTACGCACACAATCCTTGTGAAATAATGTTTTCATCTTTGCGTATGCTTCTGGCTTCTTATTGCTGTTTAAAGCATCTAAACCTTTGCCATATATCATTTCGCTAATACCATTTATAATAGCATTATTAGTAGGGCTATTTTCATAGTTACTAATTAAGTGACTAAAATAATTGTTATCTGCACCATAACTTACCCACTCCTTATTAGACTTTTCTATAATCTCTGGGCTTGTATAGTTGCTTAAATTAACTACTCTTAAATCGTTCATAATATAATGTAATCGTTATCAAAACTATCTTCTTGTACATACTCATCTTTATTGATAGAGTAGTAATCGTTAGTAGTTTGGTTTATTGTTTGGTCTGTGCAAAATACTTTGTCTTTGTATATTACAGCAGTTCCGTTTTTAACTTCTAATATATAAAAATCGCCTTCTGTTAGCGCCCCAAAAACCGCATCAAAACTCATATAGTTACCATCAGTTGATGCAGTAGGAGTTAAGTTTACGTTTGTACCAGTGCTTTCGCTTGTAAGATTTACTGTTATACCACCATTAATATATTGTCTTGGTATTATCTTAAAGGTCTTATTTCCGTTTGTGCCTATTAGCTTCATATTAATATATAAACAAAACTAATTTATTTTGTATTGTAAGGCATAAAAAAACCCCCACATTTCTGCGAGGGTGTTGATGTTTTTATTTTGTGTTATTAAATTTCAAATTTATTTAAGATACTGTAATAAGTATCTGATTGGTGGTCAGAGCCATCCATTAGCTTAACAAGTGTTTTTTTAATGTCTTTCTCTTGACCTTCTTTAACTTTATTAGTCATTAAGCTTAATAATAAGTTTACCTCTGTTTGATTTAATTCTGTTTTTGTTAATTCAGTTGTCATAATATTTAGTTTTTGTTTTTGTTTTACATTACAAATATACAACACTTTTATTGTTATAAACAAATAATTAACAAGTTTTTTTTAATTTTTTTTTGTTCTTATCTGTTGGAAGCTAAAAATAAAGCATAAAAAAAGGGCTATCCGTTAAGATAACCCTAAATTTAAAACCCTAATTGTGATTATGCAGTTGGGTCGATTTGTGAAGCAGAAGCATCAGCAGTAATTACTGACCCAGTCACAAAGTAAGGCGGTGCAGTTTCTTGCGCTACCGCTGTGATTGTGTACCCAGTTAAGTCAGCCATTCCAGCTCCAGTTACAATAGTCCCCCCATTTACATCAGCTCCGTGTTCTAATCCCATAACGAAATAGTTTCCGTTGTAGTCCTCTATTGCGATGTGTGGTCTTGCGTGTGCAATTAGTTTAAGTTCCTCTTGTGTCGCTTTGTCTTGGAATGTAAGTGTAAGGTTAAGTGTACTCTCATAGAAAGTTGTACCATTCTCACGAGAAGAATTGATAGCAGTTTCTAAAGAAGAATTACCCTTAACATCAAACTGAAACCAATCTGGAGTTCCGCTAAAAGCAGTAATCTCTCCTGCAGCGATAGTTGCTTCGCCTAAAGTACCAAAGTCAGCAAAGTAAATAGTTTTTATACCACCTACTGCGCTTTTGCAAGGTACTTTTCTTCCTGTAGTTAATGAACAAGCCATATTTTTATAGTTTTTTTAAATAAAAAAGGGTAGGGTGTATCCCCCACCCCTTTCTACGTTGATTAATTAATTATTATACAGTTCTGTAAACGATGTCAGATACTTGAGCGTATTGTACACCCGCAGTAAATCTCATCACTACACGAACATTTTGGCTTCCGTCAGTTTCAGCCATATCAATAACTCTTACTTCGTTCATATCATTTAAGATACCAGTACCGAAGAAAAGGTTAGACTTTTCAGCAGCGATAATCATATCGTCAGCAGCACCTCTACAAGGAATTACTGGGATACCATCAAAGAATAAAGAACCTAATGATTGGTTGTTTCCTTTGTTCTCATAACCAGCAGCACCTTGTCCACCAGATTGGAAACCACCTAATGCACGAGTATAAGCACGTACTACGTTAGAAGCAGCATAGATAGCTAAATCTTCACTTCCGTAAACAGTAGAAGGAATAGCATCTACAACATCTCCTAATTCAGCAACTACGTTTGCAGCAGTTACAGCAGTACCTACGATGTCTTGTCCAGCTGGTAAATCAGTATCAGCAGCTAACAATGTAGCAAATCCGTCGAATTGTCCAGAAGTTGCAGTAGAACCACCCCAAATGTTTCTCTCTGTGCGGTCAGCTACTTTAGCAGCAACGTGAGCCAATACAAAATCAGAAAAGTTAGATGGTAGGTTGTCAAATGCAGAATACCCCATTTGAGCAGCTTCCCAATCAGAATGAAGGTCTTTTTTACAGATGTCAAGGTTTACTTGAAATTCTTCTGGCTGAAGGATTTTCTCTGTAAGAGTTAAAGTCCCTTGTCCAGTTTGAAAGTCGCAAGTAGCGTCTTTTACGATGTCGTCAGTTGAAGCCTTTTTGATTACAGACTTAAACTTAACGTTAGGCATAATTGTGATATTGCCTTTGTCTAATGTGTCTGCGGAAAGCAACGCTGCGGCTACATATTTGCCGCTGAATTCCCCGCTATAACTTGATGATACAATGTTTACACTCATTTTATTTAGTTTTTAGTTGTTTGTTTATTAATTAAATTTTGCCATTACTCTATCCAATGTACTCATTCTTCTGTTTTGTGAGATACTGAATTTAGATAGGTTTTCTTTTACCTCTGGGTTAGCTTTGATTGGCTCGGCTGCTGGTTCGTTAAGTTCAGCTTGTACTTCTTCTGGTACTTCGTTTAGCTCTACTTTTTCGTGCTTACATAATTCCTCTGTTACAAGGTTACCTAACTCATCTGCGCTTAAGTCCTCTTTAGGCTCTAACATTGCTTTGATTTCCTCAATCATTGATTTAACCTCTGCAAGTTCTTCTTTAGTAGCATAGCCCATTTCTTCTTTTTCTTCTTCTTCAAGGACTACATCTTCTGTTGCTTCTACTTCTTCTTCTACCACTTCTTCTTCTGCGGCAGCTTCTTTAATTTCAGCAATAAGACCTTCTTCTGCTACTACAAGTATTTTACCATCTTCAAGTTCATACTCTCCAACTGGTACAGCTACTTTCTCATCTTCGGTAACAATAAATATTTCGTTACCAGCTTCAAACGCTTCTGCTTCTAAAACAGTTCCGTTCTCTAACGCTTGTTGTTCCAACTTAACTTCTTCGGATAAGTTTAGAACATCTTTGATTTTACTAATCATATCGTTCGTGTTCATATTAATATATAAGTGTTAAAAATTAATTTTGCATTTTTAGTTAGCATTTTCACAATCTGTACAATTATCATAAGCAGTTACGCTTTCCCATTCGAAGCCACTTGTTTCGTCATCTGCTTGTAATACTGTGTAGCAACCACTATGACCTTCGTGTACTAAATCAAAATAGTATACATTACCTATTGTTAATTGTTCTCCGTTCCAAACGTGCTTTTGTTGGCTATGACCACATCGTTGTATTTTATATCCGTAGCTTCCTTCTGGTGGTGGGGTTTCTTGCCCTACTGTGCTGCCTATACCTTGCGCCCTTAAACTACCATCACAACACTTTATAGAATAGGTATTATCCTCGCATAAACACGCTCTACGCCCACCCTTTGGACTTGTTCTACTTGGTGTAAAGAATTTTTTAAATCTACGCATCTAATTCCTTTAATTTACTGTTAGCCCATCTTAAACCAGCCTTACCACCCCATAATAAATATGAAATCGTACCACAAGCCTTTGTGTCGCCCTCGTCGTAGTATTCTTCTGCTCTTGACAAATAAGAATACATACGCTTAATTGTTTCTTTAGATATTGGTTTACCTTGCGCTAATTGTTGCGCCCTTACCTTTCCTACTTGGGTTGCACATTTGTTGTTTACCTTTTCGTTAAGTTCTAAACCTCGCTTTGCGTTGTTTTTTACACCACTTGGATAATCCGAGTAGCTTTCAAGTATCATCTTCTTACCGCCCTTTACACGCTTGTCGCTTTTTATAATGGCTCGTATCTCACTTAATAAATACTCTGCTTCAGCTTCCTCAATAGCTGCTAACTCTTTTTGCTTTTGTTCATCAGTCATAAAATCCCCAAGAGTTTGGTCTTTAGGGCGTTCCATTTTATCAGCAAAATACCCCTCTATACTAAACCCTTTTACCTTACCAGTTTTTACAAACTCATTCCAAATCTGCTCGTTATTAACCTTAACACTTCCTACCCAAGTTCCTAAAGGTAAATCCATACCATACTTTACACTCTTGTCGTGTACTTTGTCCTCTACTATCCAGCTCTCAACTAATGACAGTCCGTTTATTTGATATTGGTGTTCTAATGTACTGTTGTTTTGTTTGCCTTGCATTAAATACATTTGCGAAGCTTTTAAGACAGTATCTTTTGAGAAATATATATAATACTCATCTTCGCCATTACGTCTGTATATGGGCTTATTTGGTATTAATAACGCACCCATTAAAATACGCTTTTCCTTGTCTACTTCTGCAAGTTTAAACTCTTGTGATTTAAGGGCAATAAAATCTTCTTCTATTGCTGGGTTTTCCACTACGCTAATAGCTTCTATACCTATTTCTTGTTCTTCGTCTAAAATTAGTTCTACTATCCGCATACTATTATATAATGTTTTTAATTATTTTTTGTATTTAGCTTCCAATCGTTGCACCCTCTACAATGTTGTTTTCTAAACTTTGTGCTGTTGTTATGTCATTTGCTACTACATACGCTTGTACTGGCTGTTGTGTCTGACTACCTACTGCCTCTGCCAATTGACTTGTTTCTGTTGCTCCTACTATATTAAATGATGGTGCTTGTGGTTGTGCGGCTGCGCCACCACCTAAACCACCCACACTTGCACCGCCTCCACCACCGCCACCTAAACCAGCTACCGCTTGTGCAGCAATAGTTGCAATAGAAGTAGCAGCGGTTAGTTTAGTAGAAAGTATGCCTTTAGCAGTTGCAGCGGCTTGAATAACGTAAGCTGGATTTGGTAAAACCCCAATGACCGCTGGAGTTGCAGCTAAATTTGCTTTTGCTGCTGCTATTGCTTTTGCAGCGTTTGAAATAACTTGTGCTATTGCTAACCCTTTTTCTACAACTAACAATGTTTTAGCAACAGATTTAGACTTACCAGCTAACATTCCTATAACTTGTAAACCTCCTCTTATTGCATTAGCTTTTGCTTGTTCTAAATTTTGTTGAGCTTCTGCTATTTGTTGGTTTAATAGTTTTTGTTCCTCAAGCGCTTTCTTATCTCTTTGTTTTTTCTCTAAAGCTGCTTTTTCTTCTTTTGCTTTTGCAGCATCATCGTCTTTTTGTCTTGCATCAGCTTCAAGTTTATTGTAATAATCGTTTATTTGTTTTTTAGCCTCTTGCTTTTCGGTCTCACTTAATTTTAATGCATCTAGCTCCGCTAAAGCTCGTTCTCTTTGTCGCTTAGCTTTTTCCTCAAAACTTTTATCTTCAAAATCTTCATCTGCTTTTTTAAATTTTTCTTTAAGCTTTTTAAGGTTTTCGCGTTCTTTTTTAATTTGTTCCTCATCGGCTTCATCTACTTTTTCCTGTTGTTCTTCTAAAGCTTTTTGAGTTTTAATCGCTTCTAATTCTTGTTCTTGTCTTTTCTTTTGTTCACTATATCTAATCCACGCAGTATCATTATTTAACTTAGCAGTCCTTATTTTACTTCTACCTTGTTCTATTTTTTGTTCTGCTTCGTCAATTGCGGCTGCTGCTTCGTCTACTCTTTGTTTAGCAGCTTCAACATCTATAGCTTGTCCAATAATTGGAATTTTACCTATTTGTATTAAAGCATTATTTGCAAACTTTTTAATTCCACTCCCTAGCTTACTTAATAACCCACTTAATACGTCAGAAGCTCCACTTGTATAAAGTTTTATATTTGCCCAACCATCTTTAAAAGTAAACACTGTAACATCAATTGCATCAGCTAAAAATGTTATAGAATTAGTTAAAAATTTTACTGCACCCCTTGCTAATTTATTTAAACCCCCACTACCATCTTCAATTTGTAGTAAAAAACCTTCCCAAGCACTTGATAGTTTTGTAGTATCTCCAGCTAAATTATCTAGTCTAGTTTCTGCAATACTTTTTGCAGCGCGTCCTGCTACTAAAAATTTATCTTCTAAATCACCAATTTTATCTCCAGCATTAGCTAAATTTAAAAGAGACTTTGCACCTACAACACCAACTAAATTAATAGCAGTATTAAGTCCGTTACTTGAATTTTTAACTTTTTCTAAAGCGCTTTCTAATGTTACACCTTTTTTATTTAATTCAATAAATGTCTTTGATAATCCAGTACCAGCTATAGAGCCTTTAAGACCAGAGTCAGCAAGAGCTCCTAAAAGTGCTGTTGTTTTTTCTACACTTACACCTAAAGCATTTGATGTAGGTGCTACTAATTTTAAAGACTCTTGTAACGCAATAAAATCTAAAGCAGAAGATGCTGTACTTTTTGCCATTACGTCTACAACCCTTTGAGTGTCTTGAGTTGTTAAACCAAAAGCCCTAACAGTAGAACCTGCAAATGAGGCTGCATCTGCTAAGGTAACATCTAAAGCTGCTGCTAAATCAAGAATAGCAGGAGTTGCATTTTTTATATCTGCAACTGCAAACCCTAGCTTGGCTAATTCTGTTTGAAGTTCTAAAACTTGAGATGCAGTAAAAGCAGTTGAAGCTCCTAACTCTTTTGCTTGGCTTGATAATCTTTGCATCTCATCAGGAGCAGCACCAGCTACCGCTTTAAGACTAGATAATGCTTTAGCAAATTCAGCTCCTTTTTTTGTAGCAGCCGTAAAACCTGTAATTAATGCGCCAACTGCAACCGCAATAGCACCAACCCCTGTACTTATTAATGCAGTTCTAAAAGCATTTAAAGCTGGAATAGCTCCGAGTATCGCGTTTTTCATTCCAGCAAAAGCACCTTTAAAACCTTTACCAGTTTGTTGAGCTGTTTTAGTCGTTTGAGTTACTTTACTATTTAACTCATTTACTGCTTTTATTCCTTGTTCGGTTTCTACTTTAATTATTACTGTTCTTTCTGCTGCCATTTTATTTCTTGTTTAAGTGCTTTGTAACCCTCTTTTAGTGTTGTAGGTAGTTTGTGTTTACCTTGTGCTATACGGATGTTTTCTGTTTCTCCTTTTGCGTATTTTAAGCTATCTAATATTAACTTTATCATAACGTTGTTTCTGTTATAGTTGTATCGAATGAATAAGCATCATCTCCACTTATACTGTATTTTGCTCTTACCCCTATATTGTATGTTGTTCCGCTTTCTAAACCAGTTATTTTCTTTGTTGTTACTGTGTTTGCTTCTGTTGAAAATACTCCACCATTTAAAATAATATCATATCCAACCACATTGCTAACTGCTGACCAAGTTATAGTAATAAAGTCTGTGCTTTTAGCCGAAACTGTAACTTGTGCTACTCTGTCTAAATAAGCAAACTGATTGTTGTTTATTTGACTTACAAACTCGCTTCTATTGTATAGCTCTAATTCTGTTTTATTGGTTAGTAAATTTGTTTTTATACTGTTTATTCTATATGCGTTGTTAGCTATTACTAGTTTGTCTTTTAATTGTAGCTTTAGCAATATGCTTAAAGGTAAGTATGCGGTGTATTTGAACAACCTTGATGTTGGGTCAAACATTGTCTGCACATAATCAAAATACCCATCTTCAAATAAGTTAGTGCTTAACGTTGGTATTTCTTGCAGAAACTCATCTGCTTCTAAACCAAAGTTTAACTGTAATCTTGTATTCCATCCCCATTCTCCTATTGCTGTAACATTACTCGGTCGTCTGTAACTGATTGGAGCACTACCACCTATTGTTAGTTCACTATCTGTGTTAGATTGATATATGCTTGAAAATATTAAAGGCTCTCCAATAGTAGGCTCAAACTGTTTATTTAAAAACGCACCTTGACCAATAAGAGTTAAACTATCATTATCGTCTGGGTCTGTTAGCCTTTCATACATCATCTTTTCAAAAGGCAATTCTACTGTATAAGTACCGCCATCGAATTTATTATCCCCAAAATCTTCTTCTGCAAATGGTACGCCTTGTATCTCGTCTGAAAACTGAACAAGGAAACTTTCTTTGCTTTTAAATTTAAAGTCCATTTTCTTGTACTGAAAGAGCTTATCCACAGTTGCCTTTTCCATATCTACATACTTTGTGATGTCGTAGGCATCTTCGTTTTGATAATATACTTTTGCTAACTCTACATTTATATTATCTCCATCTTTATAGACAAGTAAATTAA